GTCGTGACCTACCCGCATTATTCGATCTGGAAGGACTGGCGCACCGGCGACTTCGAGGTGGTGCGCTGGGCCGCGGGCGGTGAGCACGAGATCGTGCAGACCAACATCAAGACCCGCGCCAAGGCGATCGAGGCGCTGAAGATCTGGCAACAAAGGGAGGACGACCGCGGTGGAAAATCCGACGACGCTTGAGCTGGACCTGCAGCGGCACTTTGCCAATCAGCTGCGCGAACTGATTGAGAACGCCGCCGACACCATGCAGCGCGTCGAAATCAACGGCGACGCGATCGCGCTGCTATTGATGTCGGCGCTGCTGCGCGAAACCTGCGGCGCGGCGTGGGCGCTGAAGATGAACGAGGAGACGTTTCTCGCCGCGCTCCAGATGGCCTACCGGGAGTACCTGCCGCAGTACCGCAAGCTGGCGAAACAGGCCGGCAAATAAAAACGCGCCGCGCGAGAGGGCCCGACGCGGCGCGTTATCCAATCCTACCACACAACGGGGGCTTTATAGCCCCGGAAAGGCGAGACGACAATGGCGAAGGAACGCAAGAAGGCGACCGGGGTCTACGACGAGCGATCGGTCAAGATCGGCTTTCACGAGTGGAACCTCGACAGCGTCGAGAAGGCGATGAACCTGATCATCGAGGAGGCGATGAAAATCGCCACCACCGAGTACACCTGCTCGGCGTGGTTCCCGGTGATGTTCTCGCCCGGCGACGGCATCTCCCGCCGCAAATCGCCGGCGGACGTCTCCACCGTCTATGTCGAGTTGCCGCTCGGTCCTGACCAAGACAACAATCCGCGCTGGTCGTTCACCCTGACCGAGCTGGTGGATAACATGCTCGACTATGTCGAGCACGGCGCCGGCGGCCATATCGCGCCAGAGGATAGCGCGCCGCTGATCGCGGTTCGCGACAGATTGCGGCAGCTGGCCGACCACATCGACGCCGCGCTGGCGCGGCCGGATCCCGACGCGCCGAGGCGCTACGCATGAGGCCGATCATCATGCTGGCGGACACGTCGTTCGACATCATCGGTCCGCTGCCGATGTGGCTGGACGAGGCCGACCCACGCCCGGCGCGCGAGCAGCTGGACGAGCATTACCAGCACGGCGGCGGCTGGCAACCGTTCGAGGGGTTCAAGCTGCAGCGCAACCATCGCATCAAGTACCCCGGCGACCCGGCGATGGCGCCGCTGGCCATGATGCGGTTTCGCGACGAGATGATCGTCTGGTACCCGCACGCGTGGATCATGATCCTGCAGAAGGACGGCTCCCACGAGATCTGCCGGATGGACTGACCGTGAGCCTGTCGCACTGGGGCATTTTCCCCGGCATCCTCTACAGCCGCCACCGCGGATGGATCACCATCACGTGCTGGCGGCCGCTGTCGTTCGACTTCTGGGCGGCGTCGAACCTAGCCTAGTGCAGACCGGACACCCGCCCCAAGCCGCCGATCAGCTCGGAGGCAATCCAGAACGCGATCGCCGCCGGCAGCAGCGCCCATGTGCCGGCGGCCGGGATCCGGGTCGCGACGCAGGCCAGCACGAACGCGAACACCAGCAGGATCAGACCAAGGTTCTGCATGACTACCTCCTCACTTCACAGCGCGATATCTGCACCATGGTGCGTGCCGCCTGCTTGCAGGCCATCTGCGCCGTGATCGCATCGACATCGGCGCGGCTATAGTAACCCGAAAGGAACGCGCCCTCCTCGCGGTCGGTGATGCAGCCGCCCAACAGCAGCGGCGCAATCAGAATAAGCCTCCACATTATTTGCCCTCCAGTAGTTGTCGCACCGCGTCACAGCTTTCCACCGCCGAGACGAACTTGCCGTCGGCGAGGCCAACGCGGCAGCGCACGCTCTTGGTCAGCAGCTTGTTGCCCTGTTCGGTCGGCGCGTGCAGCGTGGTGACCATCTCCGGGTTGATCGTCACCTCGCGCCCATCGACCGAGTGCAGCACGATGAGGACGAGGGCGAGATCGATCATTTCGGCTGTGCTACCCGCGCTTCCAGTTGTTCGACCCGCGCCATCGTCTCCTGCAGCGCCTTGGTCAATGCCGCGATCACGGTGAACGGGTTCGGCGACTGCACATGATCGGGGCTGTCCTTGACGCCGGTTGAGGCCGAAGGGATCAGCGTCTCCTGCAGTTCATGGGCGATGAAGCCCCAGCGTTCGATGTTGTCGGCCCTGAACATCGGGCCTTCGGCAACCGCTTGGCCTTCAGCCTTCCGCTTCTCGTTGGCTTCAAGCTGGGCGGGCGGTGTGAAGTCGGCTTGCGTGTACTTGATCGGGCGCAGGCCTTTCACGACATCCCACATCGACGGCAGATCGAGCACGTCCTTCTTGATGCGGTAGTCCGACGTGAGCGTGATGTTGCCAAGATTGCTGTTGTCGATCCAGCACTGCACCAGACCAGCATTGTAGTAAAAATCGAATGCGTTCGGCCCCCACGCGCCACTAATCCCCTGCTTGCACAGGTAGCCAATCGACGCGAGACGCGCCCCGGTGAATAAAAAGTTGGTGCCGTCGTAGGAGAGCGACATACCGCTGCTGGCAGCGCCGAAGTAGCAGGCACCACTGTTGATGGCCAGAACGCCGCCAACCAAATTGAAGGTGGTGCCGTCGTAGGAGATGTATTTGGTGCCGTTGTTGCCGAAGTAGTAGGTGCCGACAGTCGGGCTTGCATACCCGGTAAAAACCCCGCCGGTAATGAAGGCGTTGTTGTTCCCCGGCACATACAGGTGCCCGCCGTTAAGAGTGAAGATGTTGGTGCCGTCGAAGCTCAGGCTCTTGGTGCCGCTGTCGCCGAAGTAGTAGGTGCCGGTCGCGCCACTTGCCCCTGCAACGAAGCTGCCCGTAGACTTGACCAAATTCGATTGCGACGTCAGCGTCAGGCTTCCGTCAGCAACCGCTCGATAGATGGTCGTGCCATTGCTAAAATCCAGCAGGGAGCCACCCGGTGGGATGGCGATGCCTCCGCCAGCGGTCATCACCATGGTGTTTCGCTGGATCGACACCGCGTTGCCGATCAACGCGCCAGTGTCGCCGAAACTATAAATCCGAAAATCCGATCCGACGTTTCCGCCACTCTCTACACCGGCATCGCCCATCCGCATCAGCCAGCGTGGCTGCGCACCCTTGAAGCCATAAATTTCGGTGTCGTTGGCCCCTGCCGCGCCAACGAGCGTGATGCCACAATGCGACATATTGAGCGCGCCAGTCATGGTGTCGCCCGTCACATTGACGTAGGCGGCGTCGAGATCGGCGACGGAGCCAGCCTGCTGCGCCCACGCACTCCAGCCCGTGTTGTCTTTCGTCCTGACATACTTTGCGCCGATGACGCTCGGGCTACCCGTGATCAGTCGCGCCTCAAGCGTGAGAAGCGTGCCGTTCATGTAAGCAATCCCGGCGAAGTAATTGGCGGTGGTGTCGCCACTGGGCGGCCCCGATGTTGCTCCCGGCGTAGAGAAGAACGATCCGCTCACAAACGGAAAGGTGTCGAAGTTGCGCACATCGCCTTGATTGGCGATCTCACCGCCCAGCGCCACCATCGCATCGTGCGCGTTGTTCGCACCCGTGCCCCCGGCCACGATCGGTCGCGGGTTGTTTTGGTCCGCGGTGATGTCGGCCACGAAGGTGTTGTAGCGCGCGCTCTCGACCGTGTAGTTGGCCACGCCTTGCGTGCCGGGAGGCGGGGCATATTGCTGCAATCCGTCGCGCGGCATGGTGAACTCCCTACTTATTCCAGTCGGTGGTGTCGATCTGCAGCCGTTTCGGCTGTCGCAATACGGACGGCGCCATCAGCGCGATGGCGAGATCGTCGCGCGTCACGCGAGGCGGCACCGGCAGCCTTGCGGTCGGCGGCGCCGGGATGCCCATGCTCTGCGCCAGCGGCGAGCGCGCCGCGATCTCGTCGGCGGCTTTCTGGTAGGCGTGCCGCGTGCCCCAGTCGGCCAGCTTCTTGGCGGCGTACTCGCTGGCCGGCACCGCGGCCGCGATCGTCGCACTGACGGAATGGGGTAGGCCGGCCAGAAACGAGGCGCCGCCGATGCCGCCGCCCTGTGCGATCAGTCCGGTCAGCGACCGCGGCGCATTGGCGCCGTAGCGCGCCAGCCAGCTTGCCTGAGAGGCTTTTTCGAGCAGCTGCTTCTCATACTCGTTGAAGCCGTAGAGCGGCCCGGTGCCCTCGCGCGAGGCGTTTAAGGCCGCGGCGGCGCGATCTCTAAGGGCTTGGGCCTCGGCACCTGCACTGGCGTTGGCCTTGGCGGCGAACTTTGTGCCAAGTTCGTCTCGAGTTCCCTCAAGAAATCCGAGCCGATGCGCGGCGGCTGTATCGCCGCGAGCGTTCGAGAGAACAGGCCCAACGAGCGTAGGATCGTTAAGATTGGTCGGGTGGATGGCGCTCGCTGGAGGGCGCTCAAGAAAACGGTCAATGCCGCCGATGGCGATATTGGCGGCTTCGCCTTCGCGGTGACCCGGTAAGGTCCCGGCCTGAGAGCGGGTCCGGTTGAGGGCTTGGCGGACGTCCTCGATGTCGCGGGGGACGATGTAGTCCTTGACGGTGCCGTAGGGGACGTTCGCGGCTGGATCGATCGTGCGGAGCTGGTCGACGTTGCTGTAGGCTTGCCCGGCATTGGCTTCGCTAACCCCCCTCGGCTTGAACCCGCCGCGCTCGATGGCGGTGGCCATGTGCGGGCCGGCCTGTTGTGTGTAGCGCACATCCAGATTGTCGAGCGCATTGTACCAGTTCTTGCCGGATGCCTCCAGCGCATCCTCGGTGACGTTTCGGATCGGCCGCCCCGTGGCGAGCACCGAGGCCATCCGGGGCACGGCTCGAGCGCCGGCGGCGATCGCGCGGCCCGCCGCGGAGCCGACGCCGCCGACCACTGCGGATCCGAGGCCCTCGGCGAGCGCGCGGCCGAGCCCGGCGTCCTCCGGCAGCTCGGCGACGCCGACGGCTTTGCGGGCGATCGGCGCGACGTAGGGGATCTTGTCGTAGGCCGGGTTCGCCTCCTGCGGCATCAAGCCCGCCGCCTTCAGCCCGTAGTCGACGCCGTAGTTCAAGCCTCTGGCCAGCATGTTGGCCGTATCGGGCAGCCCGAACAGCGCGTCGGTCGCCATCCGGCCGGCGGTATTAAAGGCGCTGTAGGGCCTGTCCTCGGCCTTCGTCACCATGCTGGTGTCGGGACCGATCGGCGTTGCCATCGTATCGTAGGGATTGACGGGCGCCGCGTCCGGCTGCGACACCGGCGCCTCGGTGTAGATGCCATCCTCGTAGGGGTTTCTACTGGCCATAGGGTGTCCCCTGCAGCACCGCCTTGGCGTGGCCCTTGCCGAACTTCTTGTCGAACAGGTCGGCCGTCTCCGGGTGCGCCTTCAGATACGCGACCGCGTCGTCGCCGTATTGCATCGGCACCAGATACTGGCGGCGCAGCGGCCGGTCCTTTTCCGTATCGCTGGCAACCCCGATCAATCGATCGTTGTGTCGGTTGATCGAGCGGATGGTGGTGTCCTCGGCAATTCCGAGCAGACGCCGCAGGCTTTCCGGCTCCATGCTGATCTTGCCGCTGTAGGCTTTCTCGACGAAGTCGCGATCGGCGTCCGAGATGTTCTGGCTGCCGACCGTCGACTTGATCATGCCGCCCGCGATCGCCTTCATGCGCGACTGCAACAGCTCGGTCGCCACCGCCGGCGTGTAGTCGCCGGGCACGCCCAGCATGCGCAACATCTTGTTGGCGTCCAGCTTCACTTCGGCGCCGGCCCCGGTGTAGGACTGCGCCAGCGCCTGCTTGGCCTGCCGCAGCGTCGGCAGCGTGTTCGACAGCTGCTGGGTGGCGTCATACGACTTGCTGGTGTCGGCAAGGAATTGCTGATACGGCGCCGCGCCGCCGAACCTGTTGGCGATATCCGCCTCCTGCGCCTTGACCTGCGCCTCGCTGATGTTGATGGGGTTGGAGCGGTTCTGCCACGTCTGATAGCGCAGCTTGTACTGCTCCATGGCGTCGGCGTCCTGCTTGTCGCGGATCTGCTTGCCCAGCTCCATCAGCGCCTTGCCGCGCTCGGCCATGTCTCTATCACCAGATCGCAGGCCGCGCTGCTGCAGGTCGGCGCCCTGCAGCTCCAGCGGGTTATGCGGCGCGTTCGCTGGCCGTGGCGGCTCGTCTCGCGTCGACGGCATGTTGACCACCGGCGGCGACACCACTGTCGGTGCCCGCGGCTGCGGCGCGGCGGTGCCGGCCTGCGCGTACCGCGCGAAGTCCGGCACGATCGGGCGGTTCTCAGCCGAACGAGCGGGGGAACCAAGGAGTGCCGGGTCTGTGTCCAAGGTTGAGGGCATAGCGGCGGGCGTTGAGCCCGCCAGCATAGGGTTTTGTGGCGGCACCCCCTGCCGCTGCAGCAGGACCTGCTGCGCCAGCGCGTTGCGCGGGTTGGGCGACAAATTGCCAGCCTGTTGGATGCCGAGCGGCGGCGCGTCGGAGGCAGTATCCGGCGAGATGTTCGCTGCCGTCTGCGGGTAGCTCAGGTTGGTCTGCGCCGGCGGCGTCACGCTGGCGTCCTGCACCGGTGGCGGAGCCGCGGCCGCCATATCCGTCGGCGGCGCGGCCGAGGCCACGTCGGCCAGCGTCGAGGCCGGGATCAAGGCGGTCGTCACTCCCGGTGCGACATCCGGAAACACGCTGCTGTCGGCTTCCGACCGCTGTTGCCGCGGTGGCGGCGTCGTCGGCCGATCCTGCTGGCGCAGCAGCTCGGACGCCTTCGGTTCCGGGTTGTCCCTGACATACTGGTCGTAGGCCGCCAGCTGCGCGTTGAGGGCATTCAGCTGCCCGCGCTCGCCGATCGCGTCGCCGATCGCGGTCATGCCCTCGCCGATGGTCTTGGGGTATCCTTTCCTGCCTTGCGCCATCGCCGCCAGCGCGATCTGGCGCCGCAGGTCGAGCGCCCGGTAGCTGCTGGGATCGCCCACGGTTGGTGCGTCGAAGAAACCAAACGCCATCACACGCCTCCCTGCTGTAGGGCCGCCAGCCGCCGCTGCCGCTCGGCCTCGGCGGCTTCCTCGGCCTGCCGGGCCAAGGCCGCCTGCTGCTCTTGCTGTGCTTGCGCAGCGGCCTGCGCCTGCGGGTCGACCATCGGCGCCGCCATCACCGCGCGCTGCTGCTGGGCCTGCCGCTGCGCCATCAACTGCATCGCCAGCTGCTTGCGCAGCGCGGCTTGTTGATACCCTAACGCTGCAATGTCCTTTGGCACGTTGACCATCCTACGCTGCCCTTAAGATCGCGCCCATGGTTTCACGGGTGCGGATGTACTTGGTACCCTCGTGCTCCTCGACCGCACGCGGCTCGATGCGTTCCACATCCTGCGCCATCGGGCCGATGTGACGCGTGCTCGAGGGATCATCCTTGTAGCTGTACTGGTAGATCGGCAGCCGCTTGCGCGCACCATCGCTGTTGGCGGCGAACACCGTGGCAATTCTGTCGATATCGTCCTTCTCGCGCCGATCGGAGCGGATCAGGCCGGCGCCCAGCCCGAGCGCGCCGCCGATGATGTTGCCCATCATCTGATTGTTGGAATTGTAGATCCCCATCTGGTTCTGGAAGCCTTGCTGGGTGATGCCGGCGTAGTCGGTGGTCGGGATCTGCGTCGACGGCGCGTTGACGAAATTGGGCTGGCTGACCTGTGAGCCACTCATCAGCGCGCTGATCTCGTTCAGCGGCTGATTGCGGCCGGCGTACTGTTCCTGCAGCCACTGGTTCCGCGCCGCCTCCGCCGCGTTGAAGCCTGCCTGCGCCTGTCCGGTCTGCTGTGCGAGGCCGGCATTGGCGAACGCCGCCTCGGCGGCGTTCTGCTGGAACAGCTGGTTCTGCGCCTGATTGTAGAACGTGCCGCTTCCGAGCGCCTGTTGATAGCCCTGCTCCTGCGCCGCGTTCTGGAACGCGGCGCGCTGCGCCGCCATCGCATCCAGCCGCTGCTGCTCCTGCCCGCCTTGCGCAATCGCGCCATACCTCGCATCGTTCGCCTGCTGCTGGTAGGTCCGCATCGCGTCGTTGTAGGCTTGTGAGCCGTAGCGAATACCTTGGTCCGCCAGCTGCTGCTGGACCCGGCTTTCCTCCTGCTGCAGCTGCGGGTTCATGCGCGCCAGCAGCGCCTCCTCGACGCGCTGCCGATCGGCGGAGTAGTTGTCGGCCGGGCCGTAGTCGCGCGTGATCTGGCCCTGTTGCCCGAGCGAGGACTGCAGCGGGTTGCCGGGGTCGAAGCTGGTCAAGGCTCTGGGTATGTTGGTGATGGTCGAGGCGTCGCCGGCGACCGGACCGTAGCCGGTGGTCTGCAGCGGGTTGCCCAGCATGCCGCGTATACGGGCGGACTGATCCTCACCGATATTGGCGAGCTGCTGTTTGGTGCGATCCTGTGTCTGCTTGAGCGCCAGCCCCGCCTCCGACAGCTGCTGCGTCGCCGTGAACGTCGGGATGTTGTAGGTCTGCCCCGACGTCGGGTCGGTCCAGCCGTAACTGCCGGAAGGCGAATAGGTCAGCGAACCATCCGGCGTTTGCTGGTTGACGTTGCCGAGATAGGCGTTGGCCACCGCGGTCGACACGTTGGTGCCGGTCTGCGCCCGCGCGGTTGCCTGCGGGTCGGGAGGTGTCGGCGCACTGTTTCCGCAACATGAACCCATGGTCGTCTGCCTTATGCTGCCGCAGCTTCAGTCTTGGCGTCACGCAGGTGGTGACCGTATCGCTTGCAGAACTTCGCTTCCAGCCAGTCCTCGTAGGTCAGTAGAGCAAGAACCCCATCCTCGTGGCGGCCGCCGGCGCGCGGGATGCGGATCAACTGGAAGTTCATCGAGGCCAGCATGCGCTGGACGTGCTCGCTTCTCGCCGACGTCTTGGTGATCAGCATCTGGCACTTGCAGTCGAGGAACGGGTACTGGAACATCACCGCCAGCGTCTCGGGCGTCAGCCAGCGTTGCTTTGGGAGTGCGTCGATCGAGATCTCGATCGTCTCCGCCTCCGGGTGATAGTTGAAGTAGACCAAGCCCGCGATCAGCTCGTTGTCCGCGTTGGCAATGCCGATCGCCTTCAGGTTCTTGTCGGCGAAGCCGGTCTGCCACTCAGTGAAGCCAGACGCCAGCTTTGACCGCGCGACGAAGTCCGCGACCAATGCATCCTGACCATAGATGTACTTCAGCGCCATGGCTCAGTACCCCTGACCCTGCGGCGGCATCCTTGGCGCGATCGGCAATGACATCGGTGGCGCGCCCGGCAGCGGCGTGCCTTGGCCCGGCATCCCTTGTGGCGCGAACGGCGGCGGCATCGGCGTGCCCTGCTGCGGTATCGGCGATGGCTGCGGCGTCGGCATCACCGGCGGCGGCTGCATCGGCAGCGTGGGCGCGACCTGCGACGGACTTTGCTGTGGCATTTGCGGCGGCGGCTGCGCGATGTTCATCAACGCGGCAGCAATGCCATCACGGCCGGGGTTAGGCTGGGGGTACGGCATTTGGTGCTCCTCCTGAACGGTCGGCGGCGTCGGCCGCCATCACCCGGACCAAGTTCATTTCCTGCGGCGTCATGGTCTTGGGGAACGGGCTTGGCTCGGCGCGGAACAGGTCCGACAACCCGAACGGACTGACGTCGCCCATCACCAGCGCGCAGCGATGCGCGCCGCGGTAGTAGCGGCAGATGCCGCAGTGCTCGATCGGGTTGCCGCGGCCGTAATTGGCCTCGGCCATCGTCTGCCTGTTTGCTACCATCCGATGCCTCCGCCGCCGACGCCGTCGCCCGGCCCCGGCCCGCTCGCGTCACCTGCCGTTCCAGCCACGCCGGCGTTTGCACCTGTGCCGGGACCACCACCACCAACGCCGCTGGCGCCCTCGCCGCCGCCGAGCCCGCCCTCAGCCGAACCGCCGCTCGCTGCTCCGCCTGTGCCGCTGGCACCTTCACCGCCACCAAGACCGCCACCAGTGCCGGTGCCGCCGACGCCACTGGCGCCCTCGCCACCGCCGAGCCCGCCGAAGCCGCCCTCACTAGCGCCGAGGCCACCAGTACCGCCGGCTTCGGCGCCCGCGCCGAGGCCGCCAAGGCCCACGCCGCCGCCGAAGTCGCCAGTGCCGGCGGTGTTACCCACGGCCGTAGCGCCTGCACCAAAGCCGTTAACCCCCTCTCCGGGGGCGCCGACATCGGCGACGCCGGGATTGCCCAAGGCTTCCGCCACGGCCGCGTCCATCGCGGCCTGCTGGGCGGCCGGGCTGTTGGCCGCGATCGCGGACTGCACGGCGTCCATGGCCATGGCGAAGGATGGCACGCCGATGCTGGTCATTGCGTCCATCGCGAGCTGGGCCTGCTGCTGCGCGGCCTGCTCGGCCATCACGGCTTCCGGTGTCGCCGGCGGGGCGATCGCGGGCGGGGTCGGCGCTAGGTTGGTTGGCGGCGTGGAAAATTGCGGGTTGTTGGGGTCGTTGACCTGCGCCAGCTGGGCATCGGTCAAGCCTACGGTGCTGCCCGGCGGGCCCTTGCCGGGCGCTGCCGGCGCTGCCGGGGCGGCCGGCGCGGCGGGAGGTGCGGCGATGCCGACCTGACCGGGAGCCAGCCCGGTAATGCCGGGAGCGGCAGTGCCGGGCGCCCCGATCGTGCCGGTGGCCGTGCCGCCGAGGGGGCCCGGCGTCCCGAACCCGAGCGTTCCGGGGACGCCTTGTGGCGCAGAGACGGCGTTGTCCTGCCCCAGCCCGATCGTACCGACATTGGGCCCTAGCGAAACGGTTGCGTTGCCAAATCCGGGCGGGCCCGGCGCCGGCGCTCCCTCGTCTCCCACGGTAGCCGCAGGCGTTCCCGGCGGACCAAAAGACGGCGCTTGCGATGTCTGCGTCGCCGGCGCTTGCGATGTCTGCGTCGCGGCCTGCGACACCGCGGCATCAGCCAGCGCGTTTATGTCATCCTGCGTATTCTGCTGGTTGGCGAGCGCCTCGGCGAGCGAGTTGCCGAGCGGGCTGTTCATCGCCTGCGCCGCGTCTATTCCGCTCAATGGGCCGGGGGCGACGCTCGGCGGCGCGGCGTTCGGCGGCGCGGCGTTCGGCGGCGCGGCGTTCGGCGGTGCGGTGTTCGGCGGCGCGGGCGGCGCAGTAGTGTCATCCGCCGGCGGCGCGGCCACATCCGGCGTCACCTCGGACGGCGGCGCGGTCAGGCCGGGATCATTGTCGCCGAACTCACCTCCAACGCCGCGGGGTTGCTGCGCCACCTGCGCGGCCAACTCGTTGCGCAGCGTGCAAGCCTCGTAGGAATTGCCTGCCGCCAGACACTTCTCCAATGCACTCTGCGCCGCCGATGAAGTCGGCGCCGCCGGTGCTGCGGGGATTGTCGGGTTCTGGCTGACCGGGCCGCCATAGGCCGGGCTGAACAGGCCGCCCATCTGGCCGGACGGCAGCGGCGTGCCGCGGCTCGAGCCAGTACCGTAGGGGCCGATGCGCGGGATCGAGACGTCGGAATAATACGGCGAGCTCGACAGCAGGGCCGCAAACTCCTCCGGGGTCAGTTTACGCCCAGCCGATGCCCGTATTTCCGTCATCGCACATACCCCTACACGTTGACGCCGGCGCCGTCGTAGGTCGCCGCGATCGAGATCAGTTCAATGTCGGGCGCCGACTGCTGCGCGATCGTCACCTGACAGATCGGTGCGTGCGAGAAGCCGGTGAAGCCGATCGACACCCACATGGTGTTGCGTACAGTCGGCGTCGCCGGCGCGGGCTGATCCCACTGCAGGTAGGCGAGCTGGTCCGGCGCGCTGGGTGCTGCCTGCACCGGCAACGGGTTGCCCGGCGACCAAGGCGGCGTCCAGCCCGGCGTCGGGCCCCAGACGCCCTGATCCCAGACATCCAGCGGACCGGGATCGGGGGCTGCCGATGGCGGCGTCGGGATGGTGACGACGTAATCGGTGGTGGCCGACAGCTGCGGCTGGAACGGCTCGCCGGCGCGCGCCGCGAAACTGGCGCGCGCCTGCCGCCACACGATCGTTGCCGACTGCGACGAGAACATCTCCCAGCCACCGACCATGGTGCAGGTGTAGGGCACGCCGTTGTCGGTGCCGGTGATCTCCGCCTGCACGATGCGGCCGTCCTGCGTGCCGAAGAACAGATCCGCGCGCAGCCGACCGAAGCACATCGCGTCCCATCCCGTGAAACGCGCCCACGCGCCGGTGGCGATGTTGACCGCACCCATCGTGTAGGCGCCGGGCAGGCCGCCGGGCCATGTCACAAGCAGGTAGCCGCGCTCGTCCCACTTCGACATGGTCCAAGGCAGTGCGCGTTTCGCATCCACTTCCTTGCGCCACATCGGCTTGATGGCGCGGGTGATCGCAGCCAGCTCGAGTTGCGCGGTGTCTTTTGTGATCGATGCCGAGATCGGGATGATGCCGTCGACCGTCGCGATCAACACGTCGCCGCCGATCGGCGTGTGGCAGTTCATGCCAAGCGGTGTCGAGGTGGCGTATCGGCCTTCCTGCCGCCAGTTGGTCGAGGTCGCCGGGTCCGAGCCGGTGAAGATCAGCAGCTCGCCCTGATCGGTCATGAAAACACACTTGTCGTCGATGCCGTCGCCGGCGTCGATCGACCATGTGAAGCCGCACAGCAGCTTACCGCCTTTCGTCGCGGCGCCTGCGAGCGGGATCATGATCAGCTGGCCTTGGAAGCTGTTGACCGGCAAGCACCACGCATTCATCGACCCGCCTTCGATGAAGAAGTAGCGGCCGCGGTACTTCCACACATAGGTCAGGTTGTGGCCGTTCAGGCAGCTCGGCGGCGGCGTCAGCGCCGGGTCGGTGTGGATCTGGTTCGAATTGAACGTGGTCCACGTCGTGCCGTCGAAGTGCATCACATAGTCGCCGCCCTCGTTGCAGACCAGCATGTGGTCGCCGGACTGGTTCGCCAGCTGGCTCGCAACGTAGTTGCCCGAGGTCTGGCCGCTCTTGACCAGCACCGGCGTCGCCGAGGTGACGTTGTACAGTTTGGTGGCGTTGCCGGCGAACATGAACTGGTTGTTGATGCCGCTGATGTATTGAAACATCGAGATGACGCTCGTCGTCTCCGGCAGGCTCGCCCACGTCTTGCTGCCGCCGCGGATCGCCAGACCTTTCATGGTCGGCTTCCAGTTGTCGAGCACGATCGCGCCACCGGGCTGCATGAAACTCTCGTTCTCGTTCAGCACCAGCCCGCGCGTCGGTGCCGGTAGCGTGACGGTCTGCAACTGCTGCGCCACCTGCGGCGGAACGGCCGCGCGGCGAAAGCCCCTGTAGGTCGCTTGGTTCATGGCGTCGGTGCCGGGTACGGGTAAGAGGCGCGGGCGTTGGCCGAGATCGGACGCCTTCCTGCGATAATCGGCGCCGGCTGGTCGTGGCCCATCGCTACCGCCAAGGCGTCGCTATAGGTGCCCATGTCCTCGGCGTAACTGGTGCCCTTGTTGGCTTTCCACTGCCACACCATGCCCAATTTCAGGAGACGTTCATCGAGCCGGAAGCTGTCGGCGTCATCGGTGAAGCTGTCGCCAAAACCGCCCGACTTCAGCGCCACGCAATTCTTGTCGAGATAGACGAAGGTGGCGGTGGTGTTTGGCGTCTGCACCCAGTAGGTCGGGTTTGCCGCGCGATCCGCGACGAACGTACCCGAACCGGAGGTGTGATCGACCTTGTTCGTCCACAGCGTGCCTGCGGGGTCACGCGTCAGCGCGCCAACAGCGTAGTGGGTAGCGACAACCCACAGCGGAACGCCGCCATCCATCGTCGGCGCGACCAGCATCTGGCCGCCGAGCATGGTCCACTCGCCGGCGGGGTCGAACCAGTTCTGGGCGCGGCGGTTCAGCCACTCGTCGGTGTCGGGCACGAACCGCATCGGGTACGACGCGCTGGTCGAGCGCCAGACGTTCGCCGTCAGCAGCATGCGCTTGTAGTCGGCCGGCAGCGGGAAGCCGGTCTTGACGCCGTCGCCGGTGAAGGTCTGGGTCTTGCGGAACAGCGTCCAGTCGCGGGTGTCGTAACTGATGCGCTGCGCCATCTCGTTGGCCAGCGCGAGCATTTCCTGCATAGTGCGGTTGGCGGTGATGTTGAGCGTCACGCTGGTCGGCACGGTGACGCCGACCACCGCGCAGACGTCTTTCACCACCGTCAACAGGGTCATGTCACGCTGCCTTGTCCGGCCGCACGCTCGCTGCCATGCGTGTCAACGTCTTGCGGTTCAGCGAGCCGTGCGGCGCCTGCCCCGAATTGACGGTGATGTATTCGCGCAGTTGATCCAGCGTCATCGCCTCGAACTCGCTATCGTCGTCGGCCTTGCCGGCGAGCTGCTTGCGGCGTTCGAAGTCCTCCTCAAGGATGGCGTTGCGCGCTTTGAGCGCCTCCAGCTCCGCCAGCATCTGCATGTTCGGCGCCGCGGTCTTGGTTTCCTCGATGAACTCCACGGCTTGGTTCTTCATGTCGCGGCCGCCGGGACCGAGGTTCTTCAGCTCGACGCCTTCGATCGCTGCGAGCTGCTCGACCGTGTAGACGTTCTGGGCGCGCAGCTCGGCCTTGCGGCCTTCGGACAGGAACGGCACGAAGTCGAGTGGCGTGCCGCTCTTGGTCTGCGTCGCGCTGGCCTTGAACTGCCGGTACTGGTGCGCAAACCGCTCCGCGTAGGTCTGCTTGGTCTGCTCCCCCGTATAGGGGTTATCA